GGCATCGATACTCTGTGGCTAGTGACGCAGAATAGAAATTTTAAACCGCCGAAAGGCAAGTTGGTTAAATTTAATAAATAACGATTCACCCTATCCTGAAAGGTTAAACATGAAAATCCTACATACACACGCCGCTTACAGAATGACTGAGCATGGGGAGGAAAAGTTTCCGCTCACAGCCGATGAAGCGCATCGAGTAACAGATAACAAAGCGTTCCCGCTTGTGCGGGAGTTGGCACACAAGTACGACCTTCAGGTGCTAGGCATCAGCGGAGAAACTATCGAGGGAGCTAACATCTATATGTCCCGCGCTGATGGCATCCCTGTATGCAGAGTGTATTGGATGAAGAACAAAGAAGCGTATGCGATTCGTAATGTGATAGTGGCTAAAGATCGTGGACGTGACCATGAGGACAAACTAATTTTCTTTGGTAAGCGAGTAAATTTCTTAATGAAGGTTATTGAAGAAAAGAAATTGATACCCGAAACTACTGACGATATGTTCAGGCATGTTTTTAGTTCAGACATTTATTCAATGTTAAATCAATTTTCAAATACATTGGGTGAGGTGCGTAAGCACAACATGTTATCGGGCGAAGAAGTTCACAGGTTGTTAATGATAGTTTTAAACAATCAAAGTGTGGATACCCTATCAAAAGAATCAATGGATAAAGTTAAAGTTACTCTTGACAAATACGAGGTGGTTGATAGTATGAGAGCTAAACGTGCGGAAGAAATACGAGAGGTTTTTGCTCAGCCCATGCGCGTTGTAGGTAGTGACAAATTAGGTTCCTTCATAGTGGGCAAGATACATTTGCAGCCTCAATGGGGGTACGGCGATGATATGAATGATTTGGTGAGTTATAAGATGAACATAACGGAGCCGTTCAAGCGCGTCAATGATGTGGTGGAAGTGGAGGACGTTATCACTACTATGGCTATGCTGAAGACACACTTGCAACAGTTGTATCCCAACATGGAGTTCTCAGGTGACAGCGGGTTCTATCCTGAATCATTTAAGGGAATCATCAAAGAACTAAATGTAATGGCATTCAACAAGAGAGATTCTTGGGGTAACACATCGTTACTTAAACCATCATTTATATTTATGCCTTCATGAGTATGAGAAAGCCAAATTTAGAAGTTGAGTGGGATGAATTTTTGTTTGAGTTTAACAGCGCACCATTGGCTTCTCTCAAACAATTAAACATTACACCAATTGCTAGCGAGTTTGGGGAAGGGACATATCGTGTGCCAGTACGCATCGAAAGCGAAAAGCATACGGTATATGTTGGCGACAACCATCTACGGATATTTGATGCTGACACCCTCCCCGCTTTTCTTAAACACAAGCTTGCGATGATTATCGTTACAGGTAGCGCTCAACTGTTAGAAAGAGATGACTTACTGACTCGTTTGAAACTATATCAAACGAGAGGAGACATGCCGAACACCGGCTGGCAAGCATCACCTTCTATGTTCATAGTTATCTTATCTAATGATGAGCTTGAATCTTTGAAAGGGAATAATGAAACCTGAAGCGAAGGTAAAGAAGAAGGTTAAGGAAACACTTGATAAGTTAAAAGCCTATTACTTCATGCCGTTCATGGCGGGGTACGGTACAGCAGGAGTACCAGACATCGTTGCTTGTTACAAAGGCAGATTCATAGGTATCGAGTGCAAGGCAGGTGGAGGACGTACTACTGCGCTTCAGGTAAAGAACTTAAACGAGATAGGTAAGTGTGGCGGGATACCGCTTGTTGTTAACGAGGAGAACGTAGATCAACTTGAGGAGATTATTAATCATGAAATTCAAAATTGTAGGTGAAGAGAATCTTATAGCACCCGACGTTTACCAAGGCAATAGGCAACATATAGATGCGCTAGACAACTTTAAATGGACAGCAGGTGCAAACGTGCAGGCGAAGTGGCGCAAACATGGATGGGTTCCTCCTTCAGAGGTTCGCAACGATTATCTTTTTCAACGTAACAGAGAGGTTAAATAATCATGAAACAAACAGAAAAAATCAGAAGGTATTTCAAGAAGTATCCGTTCGCCAAACCAAAAGCAGCGGCGACCGAGTTAGGTGTATCAATCAACGCTGTATATGGCGTGCGTAGGGTTATGCGTAAGAAAATAAACGTGACACCCGAGCGTGTTGTTAAAACAAGGATGCAATCCGCTAAGCCAGAGTTCGGTGCGTCCAATGTTGATCTTGTTAATAGCCCCCCGCACTATAGAGTAGGCGGGATAGAGACTATCGACTTCATCGAAGCAAAGAATCTCAATTACAACTTGGGTAATGCTGTGAAGTATATTACCCGAGCAGATCACAAAGACAATCGAGTGCAAGACTTGGAGAAAGCGCGTTGGTACATCGAGCGTGAGATTCTCTCAGCACACATCAAATAATTTATATAGCGGTTCAGGTTCGCCTGAATCGCTATTTTTTTCTCTATCCAAGGTGAGTATTTAAATGCTATGTCCGCATTGCAATGGGAAATCTACCGTCGTCACAAGTATAAAGTTATATGACGGAGTTAAACGCTATCGTAAGTGCGTTGACTGTAAGAGACAGTTTCAGACGATGGAATCAATTATCACCAACGTCCCTATTTTGAAACCAGTTGTTGAAAAGAAGGAGTTGTTTACGCCAAAAGAAATTAGCACAGCGAAGATGAAGAAGGTTAACACGCGAAGGGCTAATGAAGATCGCGTGTCTAGTTATTATATTGAGGAGGACTACGATGAGTAATGATTCAATAGCAGAGAAAGAAATGCAGCGCGTGTATGTTTTAAAAGGAATTACGTATCTGCCACATTACCAAGGAAGTACAAACAAAAATTTTGTGTCACCCGCTTACGGACAATCAAACTGGACTGAATATTCTGAGATGGAGTTGCTTTGTTTAGGGGCTACCCCCACATTAGAATATTTATGGCGTAGAACATCAACTAAAAGGGAGAGATAACATGTCAGAGATACTACCGCACCGCGAATACATTGCTAAGTTCTTAGCACAACAAGAGCCATTGATTGGCAAGATCGAAGCCATCATGACTAACGAAGGCAAGCACATTGATTTGACTAACATGGATGACGACGAAGCGAAGATTGCCGCTGAGTATTTCATGCTGCTTGGTGTGCCTACATTTGAAGGTAAATTAGGCAAATGATGATATTAGAAACCATTACGTATAAGCATGTACTCGATTGGATACAGGACACATGGGCTAGATCATTAGCGGCTGTGGCTATGTTCTTTATTGGGTGGGCGATAGGCCAAGTGCAAACCGAGAGCCGCATCATTGGTGACTGTAAATACGCAGGAGCCTTTCGCGTAGAACAACAAGCGTTTATGTGCCAGAGGAGAATTTAATGGATAAGTTTATTGAAGACATGGCAAGTGTGAATCGAGTTGAAGGTATAACAGCAGATTACGTTTGGTATCAAGCAAAACTTCTCACCAACAAGATGAACCAATGGCAGTTAGAGTTTGATAGGGTAGTAGGCGTAATGGAAGCGCGTCATAAAGAACATTTAAAGATCATAAGCGATTTACTTGACGAGATTAAAAAATTGAAGGAGAAGAACGATGAAAGCATTTCCAAATCATAGAAGCGAAGGTATGGAACTAAGGGACTACTTTGCGGCGAAGGCTATGCAAGCAATTTACTCTGTGTACGCGCAAGAAGCTAGCAGTCAAGGATGGGAAATTGATTGGCCTGAACGCATAGCCAAATCTTCTTACAAAATGGCTGACGCGATGATGAAAGCAAGGGGGCAGGAATGAAAGGCGTTGTGGTTGGGTACACAGGTTGGTTTGGCGGCACTACACCTGTTAACAACTGCACGATTATTGAGATTGACGGTGATCGTATTCTCGTGGAATTAATGGGTGACGGAAGGAAAGGTTGGATTGATGCAAAAGAATTTAATCCCATGTACTTCAAAGGCGCAGGACAAGAGAAGTTGTACAACTTAAACAAAGAAGTCGAGAAGAATGGGGAGGAGCTATGAATGAGCCAGTAGCGTACATCAACGTAGAAAAACGCGCACTTGAATGGGCAACGCCTATTAAATGGGAAACGCCAACAATAGTGAAGATGGATAAAGTACCGCTGTACACCGCCCCACCGCAGCAAAACGAATTCAACCCTGATTGGGACGCAATGGCTGTGATGGTTGAAGAACAGCAACGCATGGCAAAGCGTATTGAGGAACTGACGCAGTTGGTTACAAGTCAAGGCATTCGGTTGATGGATGCAGAAGCGCAGCCTGAACCGGAGGAAAAGAAATACACAGAGGAAAGCTGTCCTGTGTGTGGCTATTATTGCTTAGGAAAAGGCGGCACTAATTGTATTGACAAGCCGAAACTGTGCGGGATTGACAACGCCCCACCACAGCGCGAATGGCGGGGCTTGACTTATGCTGATTTATATTTCTGGGGTAATGAGTTAGGTCTGGGTGAGCTAGGCAAGGGCGTACTGCGAGCAGTGGACGCACACTTGAGGAAGAAAAACCAATGACTGATAAAGAACTGATGAAAGCGGCGCTTGAGGCGTTGACTTATGTTGGCGATGCTAAGGAAATTTACAGCGACACCATTGAAACCCTCCGCGCCCGACTTGAGCAACCTGAACCGGAGCCGGTGTTGCGGGGAACAGATTACGAAGCCGCGTTTTATCAAGATTGGAACGCAGGCAGGGTAAAACGTGTGTCTGACGGTAAAAGAATGGTTCCAGAGCGCGAATGGGTAGGGCTGACGGATGAGGAATTACTAGACTTAGCAGATATGGCTTATGCAAACGATTTAGAACTGCTACAAACATTACAAGCCAAGCTAAAGGAGAAGAACAATGGGTGACCCTGTCATAGACAAATCAATGGCTAAGCGTATCGCTACGCAGCTAGGGTGGGAGCCGAAGCGAGAATGGGTTGCGTTAACGGATGATGAAGTAGATGACATAGGGTGTGATTTTGCAACGCTTGGTGGAGACATAGAAAGTAAAAATTGGTTTGCATTTTATTTAGCAATTGAAGCCAAGCTAAAGGAGAAGAACAATGGATAGCAATTACAATGATTTAGATACACAACGTCTGATTTTAATTGAGTACATGCGTGTGATGATAGCGAGGGGAGATTGGCATGGCGTATCTGATGCCGCTAATGACTTGCGCGTTTTAGAAGCAGAGGAGAAAAACACATGAGTGATCGAATGAAAAACGCGCTTGAGTTAGCAGACAAGTGTTGGAAGAAAGCGAACAGCAGTTCCCCAGAATTTGTAGAAGAGTATCTGGAATACGCAGAAAAACTATTAACGTCCAAGCCTTACGTGCGTGGCGATGAGTTCAGATCGTTTTGCCATCAGCATGGTTTAGCGCGTCCCGCAGAGTTGCACCCGAACGTATGGGTTTCTGGTGTAAGAGCTTTAGGTATCATGGGATGGATACACCCAATGCAAAAAGTGTCGCCAGAACAATCTCACAACCACATGCCTAGCGTTACTCTTTGGCGAAGCAATATATACGATGGAGGAAAAAACAATGAACCCCAAGTATGACATCGTTGATGTACTGAATGAGCCGTGGAAGTTCTATCCAGCGAACTTTGAAACGGCTATGAGGGCAAATGCTTTTTACTCAGGGCTATGTCAGGAAGCGGCGGAGGAAATAAAGAAACTACGCGAACAAGCGGAGGGTAAATAAATGAGACAAGCAGCTAGAACACAAGCAAACGCGCGATTAGCCAAGACTGTACAGGTAAGCAACGCTAAATTTAAAAGAGACATGAAAGAACACTTATTAAAACATAGTAGGCTACGTGCCGAAGAAGTTCATCAAGCACAAGGAAAAGATAAGTGAGTTTAATCACATTAGATTTCGAGACATACTACTCAAACGACTTTGGGTTTAGAACGCTGACGACTGAAGAATACATTCGTGGAAAAGAATTTCAAGAGATAGGTGTAGGTATCAAGATCGATGATGCACCGGCGTATTGGCTTTCAGGTACGCATGAAGTGTTAAAGAAACACCTAGAGGGTCTTACTGATTGGACGGACTCAGCATTGCTATGCCATAACACTATCTTTGATGGTGCGATTCTTGGTTGGCGGTTCGGGGTGTACCCCGCCTTCTACTTGGACACACTGAGCATGGCACGCGCGCTCCACGGTGTTGATTCAGGCGGTTCTTTGAAAGCGTTGGCTGAGCGCTATGAGATAGGTAAGAAAGGAACAGAGGTTGATGATGCCAAGGGTAAGCGACTTGAAGACTTCACGGCGACTGATCTTAAACAGTACGGCGAGTATTGCAAGAATGACTGTGAGCTGACACATAAACTGTTCAGCATCATGGGGCCAGAGTTCCCAGAGGATGAGGCAAAACTTATTGATATGACGCTAAGGATGTTCATAATCCCGGGATTTGAGGTAGATGATGCGTTGCTAGTACAACGCTTAGAAGACTTGAAGAAAGAGAAGAACGATCTCCTAGCCACCCTAAAAGAAGAGTTGAAATGTGATGATGAAGAAGCTGTTAGGAAAAAGTTGGCAAGCAATAAGCAGTTTGCTGAACTACTTAGTAAGCTTGACCCACCAGTATTTGCCCCACTCAAGATTAGCCCAGTTACAGGAAGAGAAACTTTTGCACTGGCAAAAAACGACGAAGGGTTTATTTCACTTTCGGAACATGAGAATCCACTCGTTCAGCAGCTCTGCGCTGTCAGACTTGGAACTAAATCAACTTTGGAAGAATCTCGCATCGCACGATTCATTGACATCGGAAAAAGAAATAGAGGGCTACTCCCCATCCCCCTTAAATATTATGGCGCACACACAGGAAGGTGGAGCGGTAGTGATAAGGTTAATTTCCAAAACCTTCCTAGTCGAGATAAGAAGAAGAAGACACTTAAAAATGCGGTACTCGCGCCCAGAGGAAGCGTGGTTATTAACTGTGATTCCTCCCAAATTGAAGCAAGGGTGTTGGCTTGGTTGGCAGGACAAGACGATGTTGTACGACAGTTCGCTTCAGGTGAAGACGTATATTCAATCTTTGCTTCCAAAGTCTACAACCGAACCATAACTAAGACTGACCCTGTTGAGAGATTTGTTGGCAAGACATGCGTGCTGGGGCTAGGGTATGGCACTGGCTGGAGAAAGTTACAGCACACGCTAAAGACACAACCGCCCGGGGCTGTGATAGATGATGAGGAGTGTCAGAACATAGTTAAACTTTATCGAGATGTTAACAGCGATATTATTCAGCTATGGAAAGACTCCGATAACGTATTGGACGCTCTATGTAGTTGGAATGCTAAGAGTAAAGAGTATTACTTGGGCGAACACAAAGCGTTGCGGGTTAAGAAGGAAGGCATCGAGCTACCCAATGGTCTAATGATTCGTTACCCCAACCTACGGTTGGATACAGAAGAAGAGAAGTCCCAGTACAAGTACAAGTCTAGGCGTGGTGAGATAAGTATTTGGGGTGGGGCAGTCGTTGAGAACGTAGTCCAAGCGTTGGCTAGAATAGTTGTAGGCGAACAGATGTTGGCTATCAATGAACGCTATCGAGTCGTGTTGACTGTGCATGACGCAGCAGTGATCGTCGTTCCAGAGATTGAGCGCGAGCGCGCTATGGAGTTCATCATTGAGAAGATGTCCACACCACCCGATTGGGGCAAGACTCTGCCTGTTGCATGTGAGGCGAAATATGGGCATAGTTATGGAGAATGTTAACTTAAAGGTTCCCAATGGATACAGTCAAGTGGTCTTTCTCAAGTCTTAAACAATACATTAATTGCCCTAAACAATATCAAGAAGTCAAAGTACTTAAAAAATATGAAACGATTCCTACACAGCAGATGCGTTACGGTACAGATGTACATAGCGCGTTGGAGAACTACGCGAAGGACGGTACAGCGTTACCCCACAACTACAAGCGGTTTGCGAGTATGGTTGACCCGCTGTTGGAGATCGACGGTACGCGGTATATCGAGCATCGAATGGCGCTAGACGAGAACAAGCAGCCTTGTTCATGGGGTAAAGGTTATTGGGTGCGCGGTATCGTTGACTTCATGGTTATAGAAGGAGACACAGCGTTCATCGTTGACTACAAGACAGGTAGCGACAAGTACCCTGATCTAAAACAGTTACGACTGATGGCACTGATGACGTTCGCGCACTTTCCAGAAGTTAATCGGGTCAAGGCTGGACTGATGTTTATATTGCATAATAACTTCATACCGGAAGAGTACGTGCGAGACAACATGGAGACGCTTTGGACTAACTTCACACCAGACCTAGAGCGTTTGCAGTTGTCCTATCAGAATGACACATGGCAGATGAATCCTACGCCGCTATGTGGATGGTGTCCTGTTACTACATGTGAGCATCACAGAAGTAGATGAACATAATAAAACTTATGAAAGTAAAAGGGCGCGTGCGGTCGGCGATGATGCCGGAAAGGGCTATAACGCACGGAGGCATGAATGAGGAAGCCGCTTCCAAATGGGAACCCGCGCATATACGAGCGGCGTCTTCTTGGAGTTTAAACCATGAAGTCCATAACGATGAGATACACGGAGTGAAAGATGAAAAATAGTTATTCTTACGGTTGGACTGACCCGAGGATGCCTAATTTTGTGCCTAACCATGAAAGAACTATATGGTTAAATATTACTAAGGACTATGACAGTTTTGTTGAGTTTAACCAAGTGAATATACACAACGATCAGATACACGGAGTAAAAGATGCCGATACTGACAGCGAGCGCGTTTAAAACAGAAACGCTTAAAATATTAGATGATATTTTTAAACATGAATACCGACGCCCAAAAGAACTTAACGCAGAGATACACTGCGCCAACAAAAGAAGAAACGAAGAGATTGGTGAAGAAAGTTTGGAGCAAACTACAGAAGTTGGGTAGGAAGGATAAGGGATTAACTAATGAACGAGTACACCAAAGCACTAGCAGAATCGATGCAACAAACAAAGAAAGAATTAACTGAAGCTTTGGCTAGAAGCTTGTATACATACCGTAATAAAGAACAGAACGACAAAATTCACGAGGTAAAACATGGCATACACGAAGACACCAAGACCCTATAAGAAAGAATACCAACAAGAGTTGGCTCGGGGCGAACACGATAACCGTATGGAACGCCAGAAGGCTAGGCGGGAGATGGACAAGAAAGGCGTTAGCCGAAAGGGTAAAGATGTTGCCCACGTCAAAGCGTTATCTAAAGGCGGCAGCAATGCAGACGGAGTTCGTTTAGAATCCCCCGCCAAGAATCGTAGCTTCAAACGTAAGCCCGACGGATCAATGAAGTAAAGTTTTAGTTGACATTAATAATTTCATGCCGTAAGGTGCAAGTGGGCGGGGGTTTTCTTCTCGCTAAAGGTTTTTCCCCCATAAACTGCATCAGTTACTTAGTGTCCGACCTTTCGAGTACCACTAGGGCACGGATGTAACCGATTAGCCCCCGTAAGGGGCCACAGTTTAAGTTTACAGTGAGGCTAAATTGAGTGATATTAAGTTTACAGTCGTAGATAACGCTGCTTTACGGTTTCGAGCGTCCAACACAGATGCCGACCACATCCTCACCTACGTCGAGAAGTGTGAGATTCTTGACCGAACCGATGACGAGACAGAGCTTCTTGTTTATTGGGGACAGGACGAAGCTACATTCATAGCCGAGTCTTTTAGCTATAACAATCTCCCATCACCCATACTACGTGACTACAAGTGGCCCGGCCTCTATACGCCGTTCGCCCACCAGAAAACTACTGCCTCATTCCTAGCAAGCAGACGGCGCGCGTTCTGTTTCAACGAGGCGGGTACAGGTAAGACATCTTCCGTGATATGGGCGGCTGACTATCTAATGAACTTGGGAGTGGTCAAACGCGTGCTTGTTATATGCCCTCTGACAATTATGTATTCAGCGTGGCAAGCCGATGTGTTTAAAACAGCTATGCACAGGTCAGCAGGTGTAGCGTATGGCCCCGCACCCAAGCGTAAGAAGATTCTTAACGGAGAGTATGACTTCGTCATCACCAACTACGATGGCGTGGGCATATTGGCTGACGATATAAATCGCGGTAACTTTGATTTGATAGTGGTTGATGAAGCGAACGCTTACAAGTCTACAAGCACCATACGTTGGAAGATACTTGCTAAGTTAATTAAACCTGAGACACGGCTATGGATGTTAACCGGTACTCCCGCATCTCAGTCTCCCGTCGATGCGTTTGGTTTAGCGCGTTTGGTTTCACCAAGCAAGGTTCCTAAGTACGCAACAGCGTGGCGGGATAAAGTAATGCAGCAACTTACACGGTTCAAGTGGGTGCCGAAACCGTCTTCCAAACAAATGGTATACGACGCGCTGCAACCCGCAGTTAGGTTCACGAAAGCAGAGTGTCTTGATCTGCCAGATGTTCTCTATCAGACACGAGAAGTACCGCTTACTCAACAAGCTGCTAAATACTATAAGAAACTAAAAGACGACATGCTGATTGAAGCTTCTGGCGAACAAGTCTCGGCAGTAAATGCAGCAGCAATGCTAAGCAAGCTCCTTCAAGTATCAGGCGGCGCGGTATATACCGACACTAGGGAAGTAATCGAGTTTGATATATCGCCACGGTTGAAAGCGTTGGAGGAAGTAATAGATGAGACTGACCACAAGATTTTAGTGTTCGTACCTTACACGCATACGATTGAAGTGGTTAGTAAGTTTCTTACAGGACTCGGAGTTAGTAGCGAGATTATTAACGGCGCTGTGTCTGCTGGTGAAAGGCAACGCATCGTTAATAAGTTTCAGACTACACAAGAGCCACGAGTGTTGGTCATACAACCTCAAGCTGCATCGCACGGTGTCACGTTGACCGCTGCTGACACTATAGTATTTTGGTCGCCTGTTATGAGTGTAGAAACGTATCTACAGTGTATAGCCCGAATAGATCGTATGGGGCAGAAGAATAGTATGACAGTAGTTCATTTGCAGGGTTCAGAAGTAGAACGGAAGATGTACAAAATGTTGCAAAATAAAGTTGATTCACACGAAAAGTTAGTTGATTTATATAAAGAGGAAATCTATGAATGACATGGAAGAATTAGTTAAAACCTACTTGACTATTAGAAACGAGCGTGACAGGATTGAGTCTGAGTTCAAGTTGCAAGACGAAGCTTTAAAGGCTGAGATGACTGTACTCGAACAAGAGATGTTAGCGGGGTGCAATGAGATTAAAGCGGACAGTATTAGAACGCCTCATGGCACCATCATTAAAAATTTAAAAGAAAGGTTCACCTGTTCAGACCGCGATAACTTCAACAAGTTCGTAATAGAAACGGGCGCTGTTGAATTGTTTTCCGCTATGTTGCACCAAAGTAATTTTAAAGAATTCATGTCCGAGCGGCATCATGAAGGTTTGCCCCCCGGTGTGAACGTGATGCGTGAATTTACCATCACAGTTAAGAAACCCACAGTCAAATAAAGTTAAAGGAAATAATCATGAGTACAGAACTCGCAACCATTCTCGCCAACAACCCCTTGATGATTCAGACCGGTGTCGATGAAGACACGGCAGCGGTTGCTGGCGGCAGTGCAAATCAAACTAAGCGTCTCTCTATCAAAGGCGGTGTATTCCGTAAGATGGTAGGCGGTAAAGAAGTAGGCAGTATTGAAGACCGTCACATGAATGTGATTTTCGTTCGTATGGCACACAGCGCGTCACGTCAATGCTATGAGGGTACGTATGAAGAAGGAAAAATTGCATCCCCCGTCTGTTGGTCAAACGACTCCGTTAAGCCTGACGATGATGTTGAGCATCCTTGTGCACCTACGTGCGATGTGTGTCCCAATTCCGCGAAAGGCTCGAACGATTCCGGTGTTGGCGCGAAATGCAAACTGTCATGGCGTACCGCTGTTGTTCTCCCAAAAGACCCGTCTGGTGATGTATTGGAATTCGTTATCCCCGCAGCTTCGACTTTTGGTAAAGAAGAGAATGGTCGTTGGCCTTTCAAGTCCTACATAGGAATGCTCGCCAATAACAACGTCAGTAAAGGGCGTGTAGTAACTAAGGTGCAGTTCGATACTAAGGTGCAGTTCCCTAAAGTATTGTTTAGTCCAGCAGGTGCAGTTGACCCCGCAGACTATGACTCTGTTACCGCACAGGGTAAAACTCCTGCCGCTGAATCTGCTATTAAACTTTCTGTTTACAAGAAGAAAGAGACAGCAACAACAGAGGAAGACATAGCGGTGGCAGAGCCTACCGTTAGAGAGACTACCAAGCGCGCTCCTGCGCAAGCAACTGATGCTTCTGAAGTAGTTAAGAAGTGGACTAAGAAATAAGGGGGATTATGTCGCGGCCTTACAGCACTAAGTTTTTAAGTGGACTTGACGAAGCGGACGACACCTATCGCATCGGCTACAGATTGGCAAAGTTTTGTGTGCAAGCAAACCTTCCTGCTAAGTACGTATCTGTAGCGTTAGAAGTTTCTAGAGCGACAGTTCACAACTGGTTTCGCGGCGCGGTTCTGCGTGGTAAGAATGAAGATATAGCTTTGGCTTTCATCAGGCTAGTAGAGAAAGATTTAGCAGAAGGAGTATTACCTGCTAAGACTGTGAAGGAAGCCAAAGCCTACATAGAAGACATGATAGGCAAGCCGATTTAACGGGGGAAAGCGGATGCTGTGAACTCTGAACCGAGTGCGGATGCACGGCGCTCAACTCACAGAAGTAGCGAGTACCTCACCCTCTACGGGGGAAAATGGAACTAGGCATAGTGGAGCGGAGATACTTTGTTTTGTCCAGCGCCATGAGTACCCCACCCATTAACACAAGGCAGGAGAAATCCTGCCTTTCTTGTCTCTGCGATTATGATAAAACAATTTTACGAGAAAGCATTGCCTTCGCAGGGCGTTTACTGTGTAGCTAAGTTAGATAAAAGAATTACACAGAAATTTGCGGAGTCTATAGATGATGTTGAAGCTATTGCAAGACAGTTTGAATTGGAAGAAGCAAATGTCTACGTGGCACTTGCTTCCTTCGATGGTTATAGCCGCAAGGCAGAGGACGCGCAATTCCTACGTTCATTTTTCATCGATCTCGACGTTGGGGCGGGTAAGGCAGCTCTCGGAAGAGGATACGATAGTAAAGGGGATGCTCTTGTCGCATTACATTCTTTCATCCCAAGAGTTGATTTACCTCCCCCCGTTATCATCGATTCCGGTACAGGCATACACGCCTACTGGCTATTTGATCGGGACATCCCCGTTGCGGAGTGGAAGCCTTACGCTGAGAAGTTCAAAGCGCTCTGCATTGGAAACGAGTTGTACATCGACCCTGTGGTTACTGCTGACGCTGCGCGAATCATGCGCTGTCCTGATACGTTTAACTATAAGACAACTCCACCGAGTAAATGTGAGGCTATATCGGACGATCTGCCGGTATATTCGTTCGATGAGTTCAAAGAGTTCTTAGGCATAGTAGAAGAGTCGCCAGCAGAAATCTTAAAGAACCTGCCCAAAGGTTTGGACGATGACACTAAAGCATTGATGAAGCTGGACAATCAGGAGACACGCTTTGAAAAAATCGCAATTAGAAGTCTCGAAGGAGATGGATGCGGACAGATTAGATGGGCTATTGAAAACTCTGCGGTGCTACCAGAACCAATGTGGACTGCCGTACTCTCTATTGCCCAACATTGCGTTGACCGCGATGAATCAATCCACAAGCTATCCGAAGACTACCCCAAATATTCATTTTCAGATACGGAACGCAAGGCAACACTACGCCAAGGAAAGCCATATTCTTGCATCACCTTTGACAATGAAAACCCCGGAATCTGCGACACCTGCGAACACAGAGGAAAGATTACCAACCCACTCGCACTTGGACGAATTATCAAAATCGCGCAAGCTCCTAAAGAGGACGCAGTTTGGGAGCAAACGAATACCGAAAGTATTCCGTCAAACGTAATACCAGACCATCCACAAGCGTTATACCCATACTTTAGAGGTGAGTCAGGCGGTATCTACTACCAGCCGCCACCCAAGCTAGACAAGAAAGGTAATAAGAAAGAGCAAGACCCGCAGCTTATCTATCCGCATGAGTTGTTTCCTATACGTAGGATGTTTAGCAAAGCTGACGGCGAAATATTAATGATGCGTCTTCTGTTGCCTAAAGATGCGCCGCGCGATTTTATGGTGACTACTAGGAGTTTGAATGCGTCTGACGAGTTTAAGAAAGCTATTGGGTTTATGGGCGTTACAGGTAACGCAGATAAATTGGTGCATATCATGGGGTATATCATGAAGTGGGGGCACTACTTACAGACACAGGCAGAAGCCGAGTTAATGCAGATGCAGATGGGCTGGACAGAAGTAATAGGCGACGAGCGGCTGGGCCGAGAGTATGTCATCGGCAATCATTTAATTAGATCAAACGGATCAATTGTTCAAACGCCCGCGTCACCTATGGTTAAGAGTGTATCAAAACACTTTGAGCCGAAGGGAACCTTTGAGCGCTGGCAGGAGTCCGCGCAACAGTTGAACCGCCCATCGATGGAGATGCACGCGTTTGGTACGTTGATTGGATTGGGTTCACCGTTGATGCCGTTGACATCTACGCCGGGCGCTATCGTTAGTTATACAGGCAAATCAGGCAACGGTAAGACGGGCGCGCTGTACGCCAACTTAAGTGTTTGGTGTAATCCGGTTGGTATCTCAGTGTTCGATGCGACAAACAATGGTTTGAATCAGCGGTACGTCACATTAAAGAACGCAGCGTTCGGCGTTGATGAAGCGCATACCCGCAAGATAGAAGAGTTAAGCAAGATGGTTCACGCTATCTCTCAGGGTAAAGCTAAGATCAGGATGCAGGGGTCGATTAACGCTGAGCGAGAGCATGAACTTTTAGCGTCAGCCATTGCCATGATGACTTGTAACATGCCGTTACTGGATATGATTATGTCCAACAACTCTATGGCTACAGGTGAGATGGCACGTATGATTGAGTTTCTTGTAATGAAACCACGGCTGTTGGTTGAAGAACCAGATTTTGGCCCAAAGGTGTTTGATGCGTTCAAGTACAACTACGGTCATGCAGGACGCAAACTTATTCCAGCTTACTTCTCAACAGGTGAAGCGGCACTGACGGACATAGTGAAAGAGTGGATTGAACGGTTTAAGAAAGATTTTGGCAACGACGCAATCTACCGTTTCTACGAAAACATCATTGGCGCAGCTATGACAGGCGGCACTATAGCTAATGAGTTCGGCATCATTGACTACGATCTGAACCGCATCTACGACAAGGTATGCAGCGAGATGATTAACATACGCGACAAGGTGGTTACTCTGGGCGAGACAGATCACTCAGCGTTGGTCGGTGACTTTATCAATAAATACTACACAGGCTTTCTTGGTATTAACGACGGCAAAGTTACGATGGAGCCACGCACTAGCCTTGTAGGGAGAATTGATCTAGCGACAGGGTTAGTAACTATATCTACCACTGAGTTTAAAAAGTACCTGACGGATAAGAATGTTAGTTCACGAGAGTTTGAACAAAACATGAAAGAAAGAAATATTCTTATTGAAGTTAAGAAGTCGCGCCTTGACGCAGGGTGGAAGCAAGCGTTGAGTATCCTTGATAAAAATATGAATGTGAACACCTATGTCTTTGCCACCGAAATCCCAGATACCTTCTTCAGCGGAGATGGAGAAACTGACTGAAGAGCCAGAGTGGATTTTCCCGTATGACTATATGGCGGTTGGGGAGAGCTTCTTTATCCCTACACTGCGCCCTGCCCAGATGATGTACGCAGCGGACATCGCCGCTAAGAAAGCACGCGTCAGGGTAAAGATATTTACCTGTGAGAAGGAAGGACACCTAGGCATTCGCGTGTGGCGAACTGCCTAGGGTTTGACTCCGAACGCTTTGTACATTTGTACAAGCCGATATTTTTCAAAGTTTTGTTGTAGAACTATGGCATCTACAATCTCTTTACGTTCTTTTGGCGATAGGGTATCCATAGCGCGGTACTTGTTAGCTTGTTCCCGCAAGTCTTTTAAGTGCCCGTTAACGTCATGGTTGTACATGTCAGCAAGCATTTCGTCTAACGGGTTTTTAGATAGATAAGCTAGATATTGATCTGGCTTATTATTCTTCAGCATATTTATTTTTTGCTCACGCTCTTTTAAATCATCTTCAATGCGCTGCCACTGACGGGCATCGTAGTTAGACTTAGAGCCAACAAAACTATCAAAGAATATTGTGTCTGTTTTAGGGTCGAAGTCTTTTTTACCTGCCAACCAAAGCGATATATTTGTGCCGTTGTGCATTACTCTAGACGCACCGTCTGCGTATGAGTTGGCGAAGAAATATAAAGAGTTGGGGCTTACGTCATTGCCAGTAGTATCAAACCACCAGCGCGCCGCTTTTTTATATAACTCAGGAATATTGTCCCCACCAGTATAAGCTTCTCCAAACCGTGACTGACGATTGTTATATATCTGACGGCCTAGCGCGTCTACATTCATAGCGTATTCTACAAACGGCCTAATGATGGACGGTAACGCAGAATCTATGGCGTACTCTAGCGGCTTCTCTCCTACAGGAATACGCGAAACAGGCAACGGCAAGAAAGAGTCGAGAACAATAGGAACCATGTTACTTAAAGACTCGCCCGGCTTAATATTGCCATTGAACATAGCGCCTATCTGCGCACCCATAGCGGCGAACGCACCAAGACCGAAACCCCAAGGTATCTGAAGAGGACGCTCAATGCCGGGTATATAGAAGCGCGCAAACTTAGTCCAACGTGACATGTCGTCAGTAGCAATCTTATTGCGTCCTAGCTCATCTTTGTTGTCGTCATCATCTGCCATTGCATGAGCCATCTGGTAGGTCAAATACCCCATACCAATTAGACACGCAACCATAACTTGCGCGTTCTGTTTATTCTTAGCAAACTTCTCATCAAAGTTCTGTATAGCTTTTTCCGCGTCCTTTAACTTCGCTTCCATCTTAGTGCGAGTAATGCCCGTGATCGATTTATCTTTTAACTTTTCACGCAGCATAGCGGCTTCAGCAAACTGTGGTTGCCTCATCCTAGCTTGTTCAGCATTCATAATTGCTGGAGCAACTGCATCTATAGCTCTTACTGCGCCTGTGGCAGACGGACGGAAGAACATGAACCACGCGCCCATCGTCTTACCCCACTCGCCAGACTGTTCAAAGTTAGCAAGTTCTTTAGTGTAAGACGCGGCCTTAGTGTTAGCAGTTTTTTCAGCTTCAGCACCGGTTATGTTCTGACGCTTTAATTCAGCAAGTTCTGTTTGTTTAGCAATGCGGAAAGCAGCAACGCGTGACGCCATTTCAAATGCTTCAATGTAACCGTCAAAGAATTTAATTGCTTGTTTAGGCGACAAGATACCGGTCGTGCCAACTTCTTTGTTCAGTTCATTAAACTGCCCTTTGTTAGCAATACCCGCTAACCAAGACACGCGACCGCCTGTTTTAGTTAGATCAAGCAAGTCTTTATAGTATTGGTCTTTTGCAGCAAGAGTGCGTAGCGCGCCTACTTCACCTTTGGAATATAGATAATTAAATCTAACTGTTTTCCAAAGCTTTCCTGTAGCTACATCTTTAGCGACAGAGCCTAAATAGTTAAAGGCTTTTAGCGGCCCCATGTCCGCGCCAATAGTAAACGCGTTAGTAAGCACGTCACGGGCGAAGTTAATAGGAGCAAATGCAATGTTAAATCGAGTATGGAATTGACCAACAACTCCAGTGGCTTTGTTAAGGAAGTCTATGAAAGGGTTAATTTCTCTGTAAGACCTGCGTATAGCCTCTAACAAATTTTTATCTTTAATACTTATAACCGCAACCTTACCGTCTGGCATGTAGTGGAAGATTTTAGTTTCGCCGCCCAATGAGTCCAAAAACTTCTGATCGCGGCGGTCTTCAAAATCCACAACCTTCATGACTTCGGCAGTCGGTAATAGCCCCGAGCCGTTAGGATTGTTTTTGCTTTTCTTAGAAGAGTTATAGATAGTTTCAGTAATATTCTTACGTCCAACACGCATAGACGCTAACGCGGCGTCAGCCATCACCTGAAGAACAGGGTTGTCTGGTATCTCTTGGTTACCTTCAAAGGTATGCACCTTCTCTTGCAACTCACCTCCCAAGCGGCGGCTGTCAAAATTCAACATGTCGGTTTCATCCGACAAGTGCTTACCTTTAAGTGGAACGTAGTTTTCCCAGCCATAGAACTTAATCCAATTGTCAGCGTAAGGCGACATGTAATTGGACATTTTGTTTAGCTTGAGTGTAGTCTTGTTTAGTTTATCTACCACGTCAAATATAGGCTGCACTTCCGCTTTGTTAGCGTTGTACGCATCCATCATGGTTTTAACTTCAGCGTCAGAGAATGCACCAGCCACGTTGTACTTGCTGCTGTTTATATTGGCTAAGTCTTTGCCCTTTACTTTAGGGTCAAGGAATGTCTGGCTCTTGTCGAACGTAATACTACGCAGAGTTTTATTAAAATATTTTATTTCAGCTTCTGTAAGATTCTTATTAGTATCAAGCTCTTTAAATATTTCATCCCTCATTTGCGCAGGGGATATGTTTGAAGCTTGGCCTTGCGCGTTGGTAAATTTAATAATAGGAGAAGAACTTAACGGCACTTCTCTCATGTACAACACTTCACGGCGTTCAGGCAAGTGACGCGCTATTGAATACATCGCCAGCTTTTCCAAAGCTTTCTCTACAGATATTTTATTTTTATCCGCATAGGCGGCTATCTCTTGGCGCAAACCTTCTGTGCCAGCTTGTACGTACTGTGTGTATATGTAGTGAGCGTTGCCAGACGACAGAACAATCTGATCGTAGATATTATTCATACCCACGCCATACGCAATGACGCGCCCGGCGTCAGCCAACTGTTTCTGCCAGCGTTTTATAGGCGCACGGTCGTTAGCAAATTTCTTTTCAAGCCAAGGGCCAGTTTTACCGGACAGTACGGCACTCCATACTTTTGAAGGTGCGGCAGGTTGCTTGCCTGTTTTCATCTCCGACTCTAGTTCTTCTAAAGAACGGTCAGTAGTAGGCGCTGCCTTTGGCTTCCTAGCAGGTAAAGCTTCAATGTCTATGCCAGCTTCAGGTGCGGCAAGTATTCCTTGGAACGCCTGAGTAACTTCAAGCAGCGCGTTACCTTCAAAGCCAGCTTGTTTAGTTAAACCGATCTTGGCTTGCTTGTAAGTATCAGCAGCAGTTTTATCTACTTCTTCAGCAAATGTTCTGTTGTTAAGATATGTTTCTACAAAATCCGCAACGCCTTGGTCAGACGTATCACTAAATGCTTCAGGGTAATTATCTTCTAAACGAGGCGCAACGGTATCGCGCAGCCCGCTAACTGATTCAAAAGTTAAACGTGCGCTAGTATCTACATCACCTTCTTTAGCAATATAGTTATTAACTTCCCGTTGCGCAGTCTTGTCTATTTCTAGTTTTTGCTTAGTGTATTTCTCGCCGCCAAATGCTTTAGCTACATCGTCATACAAGTCGGGTTTGATTTCAAAGAATCTAGCCGCTGCTTTAGTAAGTCCATACAGCTTCATTAAAACTTTAGTGAAGTGCGACCAAATACTTTGCATTCCAGCAGTAGCGGGCTTCGGTGCTAACGTGTACTTAGCAAGCGATGGCGCTTGGATGCGGGATAGTTCTTCTTGGAAACGCGGGTCAGTCAGCGCATAGCTAACAAACTCATAGACGTTCTCCATCTGGTTTGGATATTTTCCAGACAGCTTACCTTTAGCAAACTCATACACCTTATTAATTTGTTCAGCGGCGGCACGCTGTTCCTGCGTTAAGCTACTTGGATTATTCTTATAAGCGTAGAGAATCTTAATTGTGCCTGCGTGTACAATCTCATGCAGGACGGTCATCTCATCCATGCCGTCTTTGGTAAAGTAGAACGTATCTGTCTTAGGGTCGTACGCCGCTAACTTACCTTCTTTTTGTAGCTGTTGTATTACTTTATCTTTTGGGTCAACAACTACTTTAGATTTAGAGAAGTTGATTGTATTAAGAGTCGACGCTATGTTCTTAAATATAGCGCGTGACAACGCACCGTAGCGTTTCTCATAGTTGCGTATAGCTTCAGAGCGTGGGGAATCTTTCTTGCCAATGCGTATACCGCCAGCTTTCTTAGCAATATAAGCAAGCACATTATTAACGCCGCCTTCGCCTAGCATCATCTTAACTAACGCGGGTAATTCTTTACCTACTTCAACTTCTTCTTTGGCAGCGGCTTCCTCTTCTTTGGCAACGCGCTGCGCCTTACCTTTTTGTTCTTGTTCTTGCTTTGTTTCTACTTCGGCTTTTTCTTTGAGGCGCGCGTTAACTTTTTCAACAACAGCTTTAAATCCAGCATCCACTTGTTCGGTGGATACTACACGTTGGCGTTGTTTCCCTTTACGAACAAAGTCCCCGCCCGGTTTAAGTTCAGTTAAGAACGCTTTCTTCTCATCAAGGTTTAAGTCTTCCCAGCGTGGGAGTTCGCGGTTATATATCTGACGATTTACTTCGTAATAAGACGCGCCGCTTTCAGGTTTGCTTTTGCGGTATTCATGCAAAGTATCAAGCGCGTTATCAAATTCTTCTTGCGTTCCGTTTTTAACTATATTATTTACTACAGCGCGTTCGTCAGCGTTAAGATCGCTCCATCGAACAGTTTCTTTAGCTAACTCGTTTTCTGTTTCCCAACCTTCACGCGCATCTTCATAACCTTCTACTACCCATGTAGGGGTTTGATCTACTTCTTTTGTTTCTTCTTTGCGTGCAGCATCCATGCGCGATTTATAAATCGCAGCTATGGCGGGGGATATAAAACTAACTTTTTGCTCGCCCTTAGACGGCGTCATGCCTTTAGTTATCTGGGCTTCTCCCGCCTCTTTAGTTATGGCTTCTTTTTCTGCGGGAGTGAGTTCTTCCCAAGAAGGTAATTGAAGATTGTGCGCACTAGCAACTTCACCTATTAGGTTGTCGTAATGAACTTTTACTTGGTCTTCAGTTAGTGCAGCTGGCTGTGCTGCTTTTGCCACATTATCTGCTGTAGCATCCCTTCCAGTATCGACCATTCCAGATACGTCAGATGTTTTAGCTCCGGTGGGGGTTCCTCCCACTGCTGGTGGAGCGCCAGTAATGCTAGACTGATCTGCTGCTGCGTTAATTGTTGTAGGGACATTTAGCGACTCCTTCTGCGTAGGCCACTGTTGCGCCCATACAGGCATGGCAGCGCGCCCTTCTTTAGTATCGTTTCTAGGAATATTAAGAGCTGTACGCGCTTCTTCAATTACCTTTTTATGTTCCTCAACAGGGATGCCCATAGCCTCAAGTTGAGGTTTTAATGTCTCCAATACTTTTTTACCGGTGCCATGCTCTGCATAAGCATCACCCACTAATTCAGTAATAGCTTGGTTTTCTTTAGGAACAGTTTGCTCTGGGATAGCAGCCGTTACATCTTTATCTTGAGCAGCGGTAGCGGCTTCAGCGGCGGCAATTTCATTAGGTGCCATCACGTCAAAACTAATTGGCTGAAGCGGCGCTACATTACCCTGCGCATCAGGCACTCCTACCGTAGTTATATTTTGTGCAGCGGTTTCTGCTTTCTGTGAAGCAGCGGCGGCCTCGGCTTCTTCTTGTTGTATGTCTTGACGGAACTGGCTCTCAAGTTCTTTATTGCGTTCTTCTATACCAGCCATACCACGGCTCTTAACCGCACCGCCAGCCGCAGGAACAACCGACATGGCGTAAGCAGCCGCTGCGCTATCAACGTATTCTTTAATTGCTTCAGCGTCTGTTAAAGAAAGCTCTGCACCAAAACGCTCGGCGGCGCTTTGAATCGCCTCAACAGGCGCTTCTTTAGTGCCTGTTACTACTAAGTTTTTACCAAAGTTTAATAAGAGATTCTTCTGGTTGAGGTCAAGCTTATTAAACGCGCCCAGACCTATCTTATCTCCAATGAATTCAGCAACACCATGCACGATGGCAGCAGGCACTACACGCCCCATCTCAATGTCAGTAGCCTCTTTACCCAAGCGTTGCGCTTCTTCAACGGCACGGGATGTAGTCTCACCTGCACCGTGGAATCCGGCTTGAGCGGCAAGCGCGCTAGTAGCTGCTACATTTCTTGCTACCTTTTTAGCCGCTATTGCGGCTTTTTCTTCTACAAATTTCTTAGCTATTTCTTCGCCTTCTTTTTCAAGAAGTTCTTTAGCGGCTTTTCTAACGCCCGTCTTTATAAGTTCTTTTTCAACAAGGCCAAAGATACCACCACTAATTACACCTGCTCCTGTACCTACAACGGGAACTGTGGAGCCGACAGCCGAACCAACCGCAGCGCCAGCGCCCATGACAGCAAGAGACTCAAGAATATTAGCTGCACCAGAACCTATTTGATATGGAAGCCAATCAGTTAATACGGCACCCATACCTTTATCAAGCGCGGTAGTAAACGAGTCAGTAGGTTTAGATTTAGAACGAAGAGCGTGCTTAGCCTCTTCCATAGATTCAATACCGCTCTTCATCAGAGCTTCAGAGCCAAGCGCTTTACCAGCTAGTACTTTAGCCCCGCCAAATGTTTCTTTTAATTGAGGCCCATAATTAGTAAAACCACGAATTAAGTCGCTGCCTTCGGGTTCGGCAGGTGCTTCCGGGGTAATGGATATACCACGTTCCGCAAACAAATCTTTAGGTTCAGATTTTTTACGTTCTTCTTGTTCAGCAAAAAGATCACGGGGCATTATTTAACCCCTAACCGTTTTTTAACCTCGTCCTCGGTAATACCATATTTTTTAGCAGTAAACGATATATCCGCCGCAGAAGGCGCAGCGCTAGGCGCAGGAGTAGCGTCTAAACCTTTTGCACGACTGTAAGATTCTTTTAATGCAATTTTGAGGTCGTCTTGTTTTTTCTTTAAACGATTATAGTCCGCTTCAACAGCTTTAAATCCTTCAGGCGCAAGCGATTTCATACTCTCATAATTAGAAAGTTTTTCGCCATCTTTACCTTTATCAAAGGCTTCTAACGCCGCTCTAGCTAATTGCGTCTGCTTAGTATCAAGTTTTTCTTCGTTTAAATTACCGCCTTTAGTAATCCTAGCGGCCTCTAACGTAAGTTTTCTTTCTTGTTCACGTTCTTTAGCTTTGAGCTTAGTTTCAGCCGCGCCTTTTTTAAATTCGTAGTCTTTTGTTTCTAAAGCTCGGCGGTCATCTGCTATTTTATCGCGTAAGTTATTTACCGTATTAAACGCAGTTAGGTGGTGTTCCCTAGCTTCTTTAGCCATGCCCACACTTTCTAAATACGAAGAACGGTCTAACTCATACAAAGACTTTTTAAGTTCGTTCTGCATCTTCTTGCGTTTAGACTCATCTGCAATCTTGTCGTCAATGTAACCGCTAAGCGCTTGCAAACCTACTTTGAGTAAAGGCCCCGGAGTAGAGCCAAAGACCGCCCATGCTTGCGCCTTGCGTAGCTTAGCTTCTTCTTTAGATTCTTCCGCACTAGAGGCTATCTGTTGCTCGAAAGAGTCGCGTAGTTTTTTTGTATGCTCATCTTTGATGCCAAGGTCTTTATTAGTCTGCCTCATATCGGCAACGCGAGTTGCGATACTTTTATCGGCTTCAGCTTGGAGTGTTGGTAATGCTTTTTCTCGTTCTACTAATTGTTTTTTAGTATCAGAAAATGCGCCCTCTTGCGCAGCTTTCATAGACTCGTCGTACTCTGAGTACATGTCTTTAGCTTTGGGGGTAGCGGATTCCGCTTTCTTTTTAACTTTATCTGTAGGCGTAACTGGCTTCTTTTCTGCGCCTATGTCTTCTC